CATCTATATCGTTTGCGTTGTTGGCTTCAAGCAGATTTTACAGAGAGAAAAACAAGGCATATAATGTTTTGTTTCTTCTATTGAGTTTGTCCATATTATTTTGTGCGATTTCGCTATGCAAATACTTGATTGATGACCTGAAATCGATGAAGGCAAACTTGGACGAGACAAAGTATTTGTGCAAATGGCAAGCAATCCCCCAAGCAATATTATACATTGATATTGCGATAGGATGTATTATAACATTCACTTTGGTGAAAGAATTGTATAAAAAATGAGCTGAGTTAATTTGTCGAAACACTATTTGACAAATTAAGTAAAAAGAGTAACCAACCAATTACTGGTGGCTGATAAGCGCGTCAATATTCATTATTTTTTGCTTGTTTATTTTCTTTTTGGAAATATGGTATCTGTTGAAATACTCATTTTGGATTACTTTCGCAGGAACGTGATTGTGAACCGTTCTAGCAATCATCTTGTATAATTTGAAATCAGGATATCTCTCTTCACCATTGTTCTTGTAGAGTATGTTGCGTCCCTTGTCGTCAAGACACCAACCGGTCATTATCTCAACAATGGTTGATTTCATTTCAGTTTCATCATCCAACAACATGTCATAAAGTGCGCAACCCAATCTACACAAATCAAAACTAAAATTGGGTTCAACCCGTCGCTTATTTGTATCGATGTATGGTTCGAAATTATATTGAGTTGCGGCATCGCCCTTCGAATGGTATGAATCGCTACACAATAGATTCCCGCGGAACTTATAGATTGCCCGCCCATAGTCAATTATTTTGTATATTTTACCAAATGTAGGCACCTTGTAATGCCTGCCGTCGTGCTTGTAGAAGAGGTATTGTTTGTCCGTCTTCACATACATAATGTTGTTCGTATGTAAATCGTTGTGCGTGAGTCCGAACACTTTTTGATATGTGATTAGCATCATGAGGATTTGTGTCACAATCGAACCAAACTCTTCATCGGTCACATCTGTGCTAGACATGAAAGAGTCGAGGGTTTGTTCGCATCGCTCAAGCGCAACCACTTGAATTGGAAAAGAATGGATTTTCACGAATGCTTCGTCTTCCGAGGCAGTAGACAGCGACAAACCGTCAAGCGTGCTTTCGCTTTGAATGGAACCTGTTTCCGACCCCAGCGTGTTCGACGAACGCGATGAACATCTCGACGATTCCGAGGAGGCGTTGGATGACTTGGTTGTGTTTGCACTCGGCGCGGTCGTCGCCTTCTTCGTTTCTTGGTGAGGCGAATCGTAGAGCAACGCCGCAGAAATATCACCAGACACGTGGGCGGAATTATCCCCCGAAGAACTGTCCGTAGATACCTTTCCCATTCCCGTTCCCGGTGCAAATATGCCATCGAATTGAGAAAGATCGAGTTCACAGATATCCGATAACTCGAGAATATTTTCGTCGTCTTTTGCGGACAACACTTTGATTGGCTCCTTATAATCTCGCGTATCACGATTCATCAAGTCGTATTGAACATTATCATCAAATACATACAAATTTCCGCGATTTTCGTGAAATGGTTTGCAGTCTTGTAAGTAATCAATGTCGTCGCCAATATTGAATAAAAAGTCATTTTTAATCCCTAGATACGAACCGTAAAAATCGATGCCGTGCACGAATCCCGACTCTTCGAGCATGGTGCTTGTGAGATATGTGAAAAAACTATCGACATACGCAGCGTTGTTTGTATCGCGAACCTTTGCGGCGCATTGTTCCTTTTCCATAAAAGATGGTAGTTTCAAAATATTATTATCAGACAAATCATACTTCGAACACATGTATTTAATTGGATCCAATAAAGGAATTAATTTGAAAAATACGTTTCTTTCGCACACAAAGCCATCTGCGCTGTCACGGTTTTCAAGTTCGACCAAATACTTATTTTCTGTGCTCTTTTTAAGAATTTTTTTCAGCTTTAGTTTGTGATTCAAATTAATGTTTTTAAAATTGGTTTCATTTAGAGTAAAAAATCTTTGATAAACAGGTATATAATTCTGTGGACATTTCATATTTAAAAGTTCAGTATTTTCAAAACTCTCAAAGAGAGTATTATTGTCATTTTTCTGATAAGAAAAGTCCATAGTTGTGGATGATATAATTTCCCTAAAAATCTAACTCATTCACATACATATGCGGATAAAGTGTTCGAATTATTTCTGCTCTCTTTTTACATGACCTTAGAATTAAAGAAGTTTGATATGTCGCATATAAGCTTCAGACCCGACGAAAATAAGGGTCCCGTGGTGGTCCTCATCGGACGTCGAGACACAGGAAAAAGTTATCTCGTGCGAGACCTTCTATATCATCACCAAGATATCCCCATCGGAACAGTGATATCGGGTACTGAAGCAGGAAATGGATTTTATGGAAGTCACGTCCCTAAATTATTCATTCACGATGAGTACAACACCGCCATTATTGAGAATATATTGAAGCGTCAGAAAACCGTCTTGAAGCAGGTGAAAAAGGAGATCGAACATTACAAGAAGTCAACTATTGACCCGCGCGCTTTTTGCATTCTAGATGATTGCTTATTCGACAACTCGTGGACCAAGGACAAGATGATGCGGTTGCTTTTCATGAACGGCAGGCACTGGAAAATTATGCTTATCATCACTATGCAGTATCCATTAGGTATACCTCCCAATTTGCGGACAAATATCGACTATGTGTTTATACTGCGCGAACCCTACATTTCCAATAGGAAAAGGATTTGGGAAAACTATGCCGGAATGTTTCCCACATATGAGAGTTTCGCACAGGTAATGGATCAATGCACCGAAAACTTTGAATGTTTGGTCGTGGACAACAATGCCAAGTCTAATAACCTACAGGACCAGATTTTTTGGTATAAGGCACAACCACACGGAGACTTCAAACTCGGTTCGAAAGAGTTCTGGGAAATATCGAAGGATCTTCATTCTGACGATGAGGACGACTCATACGACCCCAACTCGGGGCGAAAGCGCGGTCCCAAAATAAATGTGCGGAAGACTCGGTGGTAAGAAGTAGTATGTTCAAATTTTAGCAGCAACACACTTGTTTGCTTTGATAAATTCGTCCTTGTCAATCGTGTATATGAAAGCGCAGCAGTGCGACTCTGGCATTCGGTGCTTCGAACAATAAACGTTTTCGCAGCGACATTTCCCCATCATCATCTCTACCTGGTTCACTTTTTTCGCACAACCTTGAAACGCACACTTTTGTTTCGGCACACCTTTTCCCGAGGCAATATGGTTGGTCGCACTTTGTTCCCGCATACTTTGGATGGGCGCACTCTGTTGCGGCATTCTAGTTATTTACATATACTACTAGGGATTATATGTAAATTCAATTTTTTAGTTTTTCTTAATTTATGTTCTTCACGGGGTAATTATAGGTTTCACGCCTGCTTATTCCCCTTGTCCGCATCCTCAGCATCCTCAGCATCCTCAGCATCCTCAGCACCCTCAGCACCCTCAGCACCCTCAGCACCCTCAGCATCCTCAGCACCCTCAGCATCCTCAGCAATGTTCACTAACACAGTCTCCTTCTCCTTCGGTTCTGAAACACCAGCATCGGTCAGTCTGCTGAGACCGTGGTCGGAATTCTTATGGTCAATCACCACATCTTCATCCTCGAACAACTCCTTTCGAACATCAGCAACCGTGACCTCTTCGCCCATTGACCATTCTCGTCCAAGGTCTGCGTAAGCACGTTGCCGCTCTCGAGCGCCTTCTTCTTGTTCTCCTCAATCGCCTGCTCCTTCGTTTCACGCATCCGCTTGTCAAACTCAACCTTGGCGTTCTTCTCGTTCGCCTGCTTCTCGTGCATGAGCTGGTTGAGTTCGTCCTCCAGATACTCGACGCGCCCCGTCTTGTACGCCTCGGGGTGGTAAGGCATCCACATACCGACCGGACCCACAAAAACGTCGTGGTTCGGGTCCACTTCGCGAAGCATTTTACATCTCAGTTCAGCCTCTTGCTGACTCGGATAAGAACCGCGCACCTTCAATCCACGAACGCTCGTCTGGAACCCATTCTCCTGATTGAATGCCTCGTCCAACTTGGTCTCGTTCGAGTCCATAAAGTTCTTGAACTCATCCTCTAGATTCGTGGCAAACAGATTATCCCGCTCCTCTTTACAGAACTCCTCCAAATCCTTGGTGAGATCGTCAAAGACAAGATTATACTTGAACGAGAGAAAACTCAAGAATTGTGTATATTTAGACAATGCCTTGGACATTTCCCACTGCTTTAGGAATTCATTGAAATTATAAAGTCGGCGGTCGTTCAGAATCTTCTCCGGAGAGAGAAACGATACGCAAACGAATTTTTGTCCGGCAACTCCCTTGTCCTCATCTAACACATCGACATACTTCTTGTTCTCGGAGCCGTCAATGTCCAATCTACATTCGATTCCCTCAGGTCTGGTTGTCGTGTTCGAAGTGTCGCTCATATAGGAATATTAATCCTCATAAACTTTAAGTGATTTCAATCGACATATTATATTTTTTTCTTTTTATTAAATATAAGAATGAGCATTACTGATATTGTCAACGATTTCGATCTTGGTGAACTTTTGAAGCGCGCGATCAAATACCTTGTGGAGGGTATCATGGTGGCACTTGCTGCCTTTGCCATCCCGAAGCGCTCGCTCGACCTCGATGAGGTTGCCTTCATCGCGCTCACCGCGGCCGCCACCTTTAGCATTCTTGATACGTTCGTCCCGGCCATGGCCGTGGGTGCTCGCTCGGGCGCTGGGTTCGGCATCGGCGCCAACCTTGTCGGTTTCCCCAAACTCGGGTAAGCATAAACTCGGGTAAGCATAAACTTGCCTATAAACACGAAAAACACCAATAAATATAATATAGATTTGAATATAGTTATCAAATCTATATTGTGGGAATGAACTCCCAGTCGAGTTCGTTACATATTTTCCTCCATATTTCGTCTTGTTCGATTCGCTTCTCGCGGTCCTTTAGCATTGGGAAGAAAGGCAGGAATTCGCGCTGGTCGAGCAACTCGCACAACTTGTAGACCGTATAGTAGTAGTTTAAGAAGTTCACTCGATCTTCCGGACAATATTTCGCATAAGGGCCTTGGATTTCCATAAAAAGATTGCACAGCGTGTCTTCGAGTTCCGGACTCATGATGGGCGGTTTGATTCCCAACTTGTCTTTGATAAAGGGAATGTGCTCGTAATATTTGTTGTAGCCCAACCGCTTTAGTATCTCTTTCGCGCGCTTGTTGGTGATTTGTTCGAGACCGATTCGTTCCTTTTTGATTTGCAACTTGATATTCTCGAGCACTTCGTCGGGTATTTGCGTGGTCTCCTTGGCTTGGAACTGCGCGATTACCTCTCTGAAATGGTTGATTCTTTTGTAAGCATAAAAGCAGACCTCTTTGGGAGGTTCTTTATACGAGGGTTTCTCATTTTCTACAAGGTATTGAATCGTGGAAGAACAATTATTGCAAACAAGTTGTCCCTCGTGCACAATCGGAATCATCTCGCCTTGGTGGCAAACTTCGCAAATGTCCGTCTGAACCACATAATTGCCAATGTCCATAAAGCTGTCGTCGATGTTTGCAAGAAATTTCTTCACATTGCTGTGCTCCTTTTCATCCTCCTTCTTGCTTGGTGTTTCCGTTTTGAAAAAGGTGTTGAGAACCGTTGTTTTGTTTGTGCCCTCCGCGACCTTCATTTTATTCTCGAAATAACCGAATACTAACTCCGAGTTGTTTAGCAAATAATTTCTCTCGCGCCCTTTGATTTCCCGGAGCGTCCTCTTGATGTCTTCCATCC